TTTTTATTTGTTTTTATTGTCCTTATTTTGTAAAAGTTCCACTGCATTTTTTATAGCTGACGGCATAGGAACGCCAAGCAAACCGGCATTTTCTATAATAGACAGCAGTTCATTCACCATAAATCCAATGCAAACAGCATCTCTTATGTAGCTTGTCCCAAGTGTCAAGTCAAGTCTTGCTGATACAAGTACAAGCATAAGTACAACACATTTTTTCATTAAACCTTTAAGTCCTATTGAACTTGAAAGTCCACCGCTTTTTGATTTCGGCGATTTATTGAAAGCTGCTACAATAAGTCCTGAAATATAGTCTATGCTCATAAATACAAGCAGTGTTACCATTGAAGCATCAAATCCTCCGAAAAGTCCTGCAATAAAACTGCCAAATATTCCAAGCATTGTGCATATTGTTTCTTTCATTCAGTTTCACCTCCCATCAATCAACCAAAAAACAAGCGTGTACGCTGTATGTTGTGCGATATGGGAGGGTTTCTCCACTATGACTTGATATGCTGACATTACCATCTTCTGAAACGGTCATCTTATACACCTCATGTCCGCTAAATATTCTTGCAACTCCTTCTACATCCATTGCTGACGGACGATAGCCATCAGGCAATGTACAAACAGTCCATTCATTAAGATCGCTGTCAAGCAGTACAGCAGCACATCTAAGCTCAACCACTTTACCATATTTTCTGTACCATGCTTCGCCGCCGGAAGCGTTGATTTTAATTTGAATCCATCCTGAATCTGAAAGTTCAACGGGATTTTGAATAGGTGAAAATTCCGAATTGATGGTTTTATAGCTTTCAGTATACGCCGCCTGTCCTACAGAAGAATTGTACAAAGTCCACCTATCACTTCTGATAGAAGTGCGATCGGTGTCAGCAATCATTGTAAATTGATAGCCAGACCATCGAACAGGTATGTTTACCCACAATTCAGCAGTTAAAGTTTTGCTGTTTTGGTCTTGTATAATACATAATATAAAATCTTCTTTATTGATGTTATTAGCATATTCCCATAAGAGATTGCAGCTTTGCAGCGTAACATCAGTATTTGTTCTAATGCGTACCTTTAATATACCTCCCGGAAAAGTTGAGGCTAAAGTGCGATAGACATGAAAGACAGCATAATCATCTTCACTGCCTTTAGTTAAAGTACAGCTTGCTACTTTATGCCACGGAGCAGTGGCAGCAGTTGTACTTTCATCATAAGCATAACAACCTTTTATAGGAATGTTTATATCTTCACTTCCATCAAATGCAACACCATTGATTTGCCTTGCTGTCTGAAGCTTTGTTGCAGTTGGGGCATTTAATTCATTTATCTGCGTTTGCAAGTCTGAAAACGAATTATTAACATTCTTTTCAACATTGTTTAAACTGTCTTGGATCTCAGTTACCGCTTTCGGGACTTTAGACCAAAACCAGTTGAATGTTGCAGCAGCTGGTCTATCTCCTGCTTGAAATCCATTTGTTCTTAAATTTTCACTCGGTGCTATACCTTCATTTCCCCATTCAGGCAAAGTGCTATTAAACTTCATTTTTAGTTACCTCCTTGAACATATCCTAAATATCCTCCAATTGTTCCATCTTCAAAATCACTGAATCCATTATCCTTGCTATGCTCATTTTCTGATTCAGCAAACATAAATGTGCCTTCATATAAGTAAGTGTCTAACGATATACCCGTTGGCAATAGCTGATTGATGACTTCCGAACATTTATCAATGCTAAGTCCAGAGCTGACGATTGAACCTAATGGTAAAACTACCGCCTTTACTTTACAAGGTTCATCTGCTTCAATAATACTGATTTCAGACGGATGACAATTAAAGGTACTGCACAACGCATTCAATACGCTCGGATAGCTTCCATTCGATAAATTATGTACTATCTTTGCTTTTATCATAATTAGATATTGTGTGTCCGTAAGATTGCCACGTTCAACACCCACAGTATCACCGTAATAGTCAAGAGTAATTCCCTTTGTATTATTGATGTCCAGAATATCATATAGTTCTTGTAATGTTTTTCTAAAATCACTTAGTGTCAACCGTTCTAATTCAAGCAGCTTAAAATTATTGCTATTTTTTGACTTACAATAGCAATCAGGCAGATTATTAACGTGATTATCCCTTATAAACTCACTCATGTCACAATCACCACATCAACCGAATTACATTCAGGAACTTCCCATTCTTTTATGACAATGTTACTGCTTGCCGGCGTATCAGCCACTTTACTGATAAGCAAACAAGTTACTTCTGTAACGCCGATAACTTCATGAATTTTTCCGTATAAACTCGATAAAATCACATTTTTGCCAACACCTAAATTGTTTATATACGTTGTAATATTTTCAGATATTTCTTCAATTCCGGTAGTATCGCTAAAGTCATTATTGATTTTTATCTTTATTTTAACAGCTATATCAATTTGAGTTACATGCGAAAAATAAATCTTATGCGTATACCCACCATCATCAATGATGTCATAGCTTGTTTTTCCGTATGTTTTTATTCCTAACGGTTTCTTTTCAAATATAGTTTGAGCTACTGATTCATGATAATCTTCACCACCGAAAATATAGCATTCAAAACTGTGTGGCGGTCGTCCTGCACTATCCTCTGTTTCGCTTTCATTAGTTACAACGCTTGCAGATTTTACTGTTGGAACTCTAAGCAGTGCTGAGCGGATAGCATTTTCGTTACAAGCACCTTGCCCTTGTTTTGCTTCATTAAAGCGTTGCCTTAGTGCATAATCACTTTCCGTATCAGTTCCGGGTTTCAAAATATTAATGCCTATCACTTCGTCAACATATGCAGACGGATTTTTTATAGTGTTTATTTTCTCAGCCTGTACATTCCCGATTGTGCCGGCTTCGATACACTCTACACATATAGTGCATGTTCCATCGACTCCTATTTCCGTGGCTTGCGTGTTATAATATATCACGTTACTTTCAGTACATACGAGAAACCCGGTTGGCACTGTTTCACCGGCTATGCCTGTAACTTTAACTTGATATTGTGCTGCTATTGCTGAATTTCTTGTTATACCAACAAACGTGCAAAGGCGGTCAAGACTTACGCCTGTTGCGGTATTTGGGAAACGTGCATAGTAAATCGCTTCTGCTTCTTCTTCAGCAAGTGCTTGATCATAAGCATTGATCCTAATAAACTTTCCCAATAATGTTGTTTCGTCAGTTCTAATGTTTTCACCAAAAAGCTCTTTTGCTCTCCGGATTTTACCGTCTAAGATTTCGTTATATGTTAATCTTTTATATCCTAATTCTGTGAGCATTTTTTCACCGCCTATTCATATATCATGCTTGGCTGTATTATAGTGCCGTTATTGTTTTGTGCAGAAAAAGACACATTGAGTTTTCTATTCGATTTGTCATGCTCTGTCCGAAAATTTGTAATAAAAAAAGAACTATCAACTTGTGAAAGTCCCTCCTCAATTTCGCTTCTTATTACATCACTATTGCCATTAGTGTAATTTCCCAACATGTTTTCAAAACGAATCCCCTCATCTGTGTTCAAGCACCATTCGCCTTTATTTGTTCCAAGTACGCATTCTACAGTTTGCCTTGTTAGTCCATTACCACTAATTAACTGTATATCACCGTTTACGATTTTTACATCTTTGTTTTCATCAAGCAAAAATCCGTACAAACCATACACCTCCTCACAGTACACCAACTATAACACAATCCGACATCGTATGATGCCCCGGTGGCGGAAGTGCGTTTATTCCTTTTACGGCTTCTGTAATATCTCTGTCACAACAAACGCATACAGCTACATCTCCTGCGGTTATTGTTTGTGCATTAAGAATGCCGTCGATAATTGACAACTTGTATTTCGCCTGATTCATAATCGGTACACCTGATATAACTGCATGCTTTTTTTGGTCACCGCCTATTTCTCTTGTTAATCCAAGCGGCTGTATTTTTGCTGTGCTGCCATTAACGTTTAAAATTTTTGCAAGAAAAGCAGTATGCAAATCAAGCATTTGTTTTTCTATCATATTCTCAAAATATTTTAAATTTCCCATTCTAACACCTCAAAAAACTTTTATCTTTGTAATGCACTCGCTTGAATTAAAGGTATGTTCACCGCTTCTTACCCTAAAACTTCCGCTGGAAATCTTACTTGTTAAATTCACAATAGCCGCCGTTGTCATGCGATGTTGTAATAACATTGTTATTTCATATCCATTGATCGTTTCTTTAAAATCTTCCGCTGTAAGCTCTTCCTCATATGGTTCAGGATAACCTATTAGCCCGGTATCAGGCTGTACCGTGAAGTTAATGTTATCGCCTTCTTTAATATGACGTGCGTATATCTGACCTTTGTTTACATATACTGAAATGCCGCATACCTGAGCATATTTTTTGATGTTTCCCATTAAATCGCCGTCTACAGTCTGGTCACTCGTATATACATAGTCACGCCGCACTTTATAAACAGCAACCGGAATCCCGGTTTTATCTATAAGACTTTTCAAAATCTCACTTGCTTTTGTATTGCTTGCAAATGTTAAATTTTCAACACTTTTTTGTGTAACATCATCAATACATCTTATAGTAGTTACTTTGTCCGCTCCATCATATTTTGTTGATATTTTTGTAATGAATCCCTTAAATACTATGCCGGTATCGTTCTTATAACCGGCTTCTACAGTTATACTTGCTTTAGTTTTCAGCTCGTTTATTGTTTGTGCTGATAGATTGTAAATAATTATCTCCGCTTCATTTGCTTCCATATCATCATCAAACGGAATCGAAAACTCAATATCTAAATCATTAGAGCTAATAGTTATATAACCACTTTTTATAATCGCTACGCTTCCAAAAACACCATTTGGAGTAACGTCATAAGCTTTCAGAGTATCTGCCCAATTTTTAGCAGCCTTTATAACTTTGCTTCTAATTGTTCTTTGTCCGGCATCTTTTATTAAATGACTATTCATTTGCATCACCCATATTGTTTACTGATAAATAGACAGTGCGGTTCAGGTTATCAAATGTCACACTGTTCATATCACCGCTTTCATCTATCGGAATAATTTCAAGTTCGGGATATTTTCCACAAACATATGAATCATGCCATAGCGGAACACCGTAAACCAGCGGTTCGCCATAGCATATTATTTCTCCGTTTTTTTCTAAAGTTAAAGTAAACATATCGGCAGACGCATTATAGTTCACTGTGATTGTAAATATTTCATCTGCAAGCGATATGTCAAACTTATAGGGCACTAACGATTTGGTTATTTCAATTCTATCTAACATAAACACCCTCCTTATTTCTTGTACCCCATTAACAACTTTGAACCGATTTTTAAAGTGGTGGGGTCACCTTTTTTGGAAAAACAAGTCGGATTATTATCAACTACCCACTGCACACTTGTTCCTAACGATTTATAGCTGCCGTTTACTAAGCCATATACAGTATTTCCTTGCTTGACGGTATGATACACCGCTTCACCATCACCATTTGAAATTTGTTTTGTTCCTTGTGCTGTGATTGCTTTTACCGTTGTGTCACTACGCACTTCAATATCAGCTTTATCGCACCAACCATATACCATTCCACCATCAGTGGATTTCAAACAATATTGATGTATAGACCAACTCGCAGTACTAATTTTTTCAACCTTGCAAGTGCTTCTGTTTCTTGTTACAGTAGCTTTTTTTGCATCTGAAGAAATGTAGACTGAACCGCCCTTGAATATGACGGTTGAGCCTACTTCTATTGTTTCTTGATTAGGCGTTGTCGGCACTTTGGTTTCCGTTTCTTGACTGCCTGAATCAACCGGAGCTTTGTATGATGGTTGTGCAAATCTGACTTCTTTTAGCGTTATATCAAATTCACAACCCCCAAAAACTGTATTGGGGTGGCTGTGATTAAATGACTGAATCTGCATATTAGAAGCGATATTTCGACCGCTGTATTTTACCAGTGAACCGGATCTCATAAGCTTTTCAAGCGCTGAAATTATTTCACTTGCTTTATAAAATCCGGCATCTACGATCATACCGGATATATCTATCGTCTTTGGATTAGGTTTTACAGTGTCAGTTATAACAATACCACTTTCAACAGGGTGTGTTGAACTTTCGACACTTGTTTCTACTTTTTCATCTACTACATGAATATAATAGTTGTTGATTAACGCCATTATCACACCTCCCTCACTACAGCAGTTTTATCTTCATACTCAGAAAACATTTCATCAAATGCTTCTGCGATCCATCTTTTCACTTTTCTTGCTAACGCCCTATCATCATTTGTGCCTGAAATTGTCAAGTTGAATTGCGGCGAAAAAGTTGAATTTTCAACTGTAGTATTACTTATACTTGATTCCGGATTATCTGACGGCGTGTACTTACTGGTGTACAGAATCGAAGTGTTTGCAATTTCAAGCGCCATTTGTTTAACTTTTGGCAACGATTTTTCCATTCCGACAACAGTACCCATACCGGTGTTATAACCGCTGTCTTCTGTAACTCTTGACGGTGAATGAATATCAAGCGCACGGTTAATGGTATTGGAAATAGAATTTGCGATCTGATTTGCAGTGGCTATTACTGCATTGCTTGCACTTATTAAGCCACGGTTAAGGCCTGACATTATATTGACACCTGCACTGTACAAATTCACATTTGATATAATTCGTACAATCGAATTCATTGCCGACTGTGCAGAACTTATCATTTTGCTTCCGGCTTGAGTAAACGCCGACACCATTCTTGCACACTTAGATGTAAGTGTTGATACACAAGAAGAAAGTGCTCTTGTAAATGTGGCAGGAAGTTTATTGAACTGTTTCATAAAATTCGCCACGGCAACGCTCAGCGCACTAAAAGTTTTTGGTAAACGCTTTGCACTCTCACTCAAAACAGTCATCGCCGCAGCACATGCTCTTATCATTCCTGCAAGTGATGTAAACCCATTACATATTCCTTTCACTGCTCCAAACGATGTCAATAAGACCGCTGACAATAACGTGAATCTTAAAACTGCATTTGCAACAGGGGCAGCAATTGCCGCCAAAGCCGGTACAATCATTCTAAAAGCTCCTGCCAATCGCTGACACGCCGGAACAAGCATAGTAAATGTATTGATAAGCATAGTCGATGTTGTCAGAATCAACATCATAGTCATGGCAATGCCTGTTATTACAACAAGAAGCCCTGTCATGCATGCGAGTAAAGCAGCTGCTGAACCGGCAAAGACTGCAAATTCTGCAACAAGGGGCGTGAGTGCTGCAAGCAGTAATCCTGCCGGCACTATCAAATCGCTAAATGGACTTTTCAGTTTTTTCAGTGCCTTTGCAGCTGCAATTGGCAAGGTAGACAATGCGTCCAATACAGGCGGTAGCATTGTCATTGCCACTGCAAAAATCATTGACATCGGAGCTAATACCACCATAACAGCCATAAGAGCTGCCATTGCCGCTGTAAATACAAGTGCCATCGCCATACTTGCGGCAAATGCTCCCGCCAACGGCAGCGTAGCTGCTGTCAATGCTAACAATGAGGGCGTTACAACTTCCACTGTTGGTGCAAGTGCTGTGAAACTTTGTGTCATCATCATGGCTGACATTGCAATCATCATCATTGTAGCAGGCATCATCGCCAGTACTGCACACAGTGCTGTTGATAATGCGGTTGTAAGAATCAATACAACAGTTAAAGCAGTTATTGACGTTGTGAAAACGAGAGCCGCACCTGCCAAAGCAGTAAACAAGGCCGTTAATGGAGTGATCGCAGCCGTAAACGCCAATGTCGGTGCAACGAGTGATGTAAATACTTGTCCAAGCGGAGTAAGCGCCGTCATGATTATTGTTGCAGTCACAGACAGCATCATGAACATTGCGTTTAATAGAGTAAGTTGCGTATTCAATAAAGTTGCTGTCACGTTCAAAACAACAATTAGTGCCACTACACCCGTTAATGCAGCAAGGAACAATGCAGTTGAAGCTGCCAGCAAAGTGAAAGCCGCAGCAAGCGGTGTAATCACCATGAGTAAAGCTCCAGCCGGTGCTACAAGCGCAAGGAAAGCGGCGGACAAAGGCGTAAGTGAAATCGCTAATTGCAGCGCAGCAACAGAGATTGCGGAAAACGCTGAAATCAATATTGTGACTTGCGCATTAAACACTGAAATCATCATCACTAAAGCTGTCATGATCGCCAAGATTCCTGTGATAGCAGCTAAGAAAATTGTTGCCGATGTGGCCAGCACTGCAAAAGATGCAGCTGATACTGCTACCAACGCAGCGAATGCAGTCAAAGGTGCGGTTGCAGCTATCAACGCTGCACTCAAAGGCGACAACGATTTGGAAAAAGATTGAATTGATGGAAGCAACGCCGAAAATATCGAAGGCAATGTATCAGCTACAGATGCAAAGGTAGTAATCATTGTTGTCATTACTGTAAACATTACAGTTATGACTGTAAATGACGCCGCAATTATCGTCAGCGCAGTTGCCACTACCATTAGTCCTGCACCAAGAACAGTAGCTCCTGCACCTGCAACAAGTGCACCTGCTCCAAATACAGTTAAACTTCCGCCTAATTTCAAGAGCGCAGATGAAGACTCTGAACCATATTGTGCAACAGCAGGAAGCACCGTCCCTACCGTTGTCAATGCATTCGCTGCCATTTGTGCGCCTGCTCCTATAAGTGAAAATCCTGCACCCACAAGAGCCACAGCTGCACCTACCATGAGTACAGCCGCACCAAATGCGAGCATTCCTACTGCACCAGCTGTCAACAAAGGTCCGAAAATAGCCATCACGGCTATCAATGCGACAATTCCTGCAAATAAGCCTATCAATACTCCTATGGCTCCTCCGCCGGCAGCTGCTACAGCTGTTGCAGCTGTTGCAAGCAAGTAGAATCCTGCACATATCGCAAGAATAGAAGCACCTACTGCAAGAATAGCCGCAGCGAATGCGAGTATTTGTGGCGCACTTGTAGCAGCAGCAGTTCCTACAGCTGTGGTTCCAGCAGCAGCCGCTGCTGAGGATGTACCACATACAGTTCCCATTATCGTTTGTGCAGCAGTTACGATACCTGTGATAGTATTGACTACTACAAGTGCTGCCTTATATAAAAGAAACGCACCTACTAAAGCCATTACAAGAGGGAGTAACCAATTTATGTTGTCAGAAATCCAACCAAACACTGTCAGAGCCAACCCTCCGACAAATGAAAGAACTGGTGCAAGATTAGTTGAAAGTGTTCTTGCAAATTGGCCTATTCCCGAAATAATTTTCCCGATAGAATCAAACACATTATCAATTGTAGATTTTAAATTGTTGAAAGTGTCTTCACCCATTGGTTGACCGGTAATAGCTTCGTAAAGGGCTTTTACAGTTTGAGAGCCTATCTCTTTTACAGCGTCAATGATCAGATCTTTATTTTCTTTTATTGTATCTGCTACAGTTCTTACGATGCTCGGCAACGCTGCTGCAAGTCCTTTTGCCAGTAATATTGCTGATGTTATCAACGATGGCAGTATGTCATCTACCAATTTGGGGAGTTCTTTTGACACAATTGGAGCTAATTCTTTAATGAGTTTTCCCACACCGGAAAGAGCTTTTTTGATTGTAGGAATAATATTTTTTGCAAAGGTTTTGACAGATGAAACAAGGTTGTCAATGCAGTCATCAAGATCATCTCCACCTTTTACCAATGCAGGTAAGAAATTGCCCCATGCCGCTTTCATGGAATTTAATGATCCGCTTATCGTCTTTTCCGCTTCTTTTTGAGTAGTGCCATATATTCCGGTTTCAACTTGCACGGCATGAATAGCTTTTACTATGTTAGCATAAGATAAGCTGTTGGCATCAATGCTTTTATCAATCTTTGCAGCGTCTTTTACAAGCCGCTGCATCTCTTCTTTTGTTCCGCCATAGCCTAACTTCAAGTTATCAAGCATCGTATAATTTTGCTTTGCAAAACCTTGATATGCATCTTGTATGCTCGACATATCAGTTCCCATTTTATTTGCATTATCAGACATATCCAAAATGGCTATATCAGCGTATGCCGCTGCTTTCTGAGTGTCGCCGCCTAAGCTTTGCAAAAGACTTGCAGAAAAACCTGTTACGGTTTCCATGTACTCATTTGCCGACAGTCCAGCAGTCTTATATGCATTATTAGCATTTTTTAATACTGTGTTCTGGCTTTTCATGAGTGTGTTGAATTCTGTTCTTACATCACGGGCGGACTTTCCAACGAGCTTGGCATACTCTTCTACGTTCTGTGCACCTTTAGCACCGAGTAACGTTTCAACGCCACCCACCAACTGCTCATAATTAGCATAAGCTGATACGGACTTAGCCACAAGTCCACCTATTGCCACCGTGGCTGCACCTATACCCGCAACCAACATTTTTAAAGATATTGATGCAAGTTTTTTCAGCGCATTGAAAGCAGCGGTTGCTGCTTTCTTAGCGATATTTGTTAGCTGTGTACTTATGTTTTTTAGACCTGATGCTAATTTTGTTAAACTGATTGCAGCCAAGTTTTTAAGTGCTGTTTTCGTGTTTTTTGAAGATTTCGCACTGTTTTTCAGACCGGATTGCACTGTATCAAGTGCTTTAGTCAAGCTCTCACTCTCTCGAGTCATCTTATTCAAAGAATTAGTTTGGTCAATCAAGTTCTTTTTTAATTTCAAAGCTTCGGTTGAGGTTTCACCCATTTCACTTGAAACTTTAGTGTATTCTTGTTGGAGATTGTTACAAAGTCCTTTTTGAACATCTATTTTTTCATTAAGTAATTTCAAATCTTCTGTAACATTGTCGATATTTGAAATTCCTCCGACTTTCTTTAAAGCGTCATTGAATTCAGTCATGTCGCTTGTCACATTACCTATAGATTGACCAACTGTCCCAAAGCCACTTGAAACAGACTTCTTTATATCATCCAGTCCATCAGATACACCGCTTGTCTGCTTTTTTAGATCGTCTAACCCCTCAGTTGCTTTCGTTAAATTGCCGAAATCAGTATCAAATTTGACTTCAATAACATCTTGTCTTATTACATTTCCCGGCAAGGTTCTACCTCCTTTCTTTAGGAGTAAGAATATATTTTATTGTAACAATTAGTGTTTCCCTTTAACCTGTTTCTTTTCAGCTTTAATCTGTATATCAAGAGCAATGTTTGCCTCGTCTGCTTGTTGCGGCGTCATTTTAAAGAAAACATCTGTAAAGCTGAATCCACGATCAGACATCACTAATCGCCAGTAAGACCAGTTATCTTTTACCCTTTTCGTCAGCTGTCTTTTCGTTAGCCTTTTCTCGAAAATTGCCCTGCATTACCTCTCTTGCAAAGGTAACTACTTCATTGAAATCATCTATATTGTCAAAATCATCTGCCGTAAGACCCTTTGGCTCAACAATAACATTTTCAAAGAGATACTTTGACAACTTAGCAACACTTGTATTATTTGTTCCGTCAATGTAGCTGTTGTCAACTGCACTAAGTGCTGCTGAAATGCCGTTAAACTGTGCCGTATATTCCTTACCGCCAATTGTTTTCTTTACTGTATAAAAATTTGCCATTTTAAAAACCTCATTTCTGTATTTTTTTAATTAGTCAAGCCTACCACTGCTATATGGCAGGCTTGCTTAACTTAAGACATTGTATAGTCAAACACCTGAAATTCAAACTCAATATCTTCTGCTTCCTGTGCAAGAGATATTTCAGGATAATTTTTGATTCTTGCCTGTGTTCCGCCGAATAATGCTCTAAGCGTCTTATTGTTGACCCAAAGCGGTTTAACTGCACCGGCTTTTGCATCTGAAATAAGCTGCGAACGCTGAGGGCATGTTGCTTGTACTGTAATAGTTACTGTCCCCAAGTCGTTATTTATCTCGTTTACGATTACATCACCTTGTGCGCCTACTGATGTTGAGAACATTTCTTCATCTTTAGCACCGGTTACCATATCTTCTCCAAGTCCGGTAAGATACATATTGCCCCAAGTGATTACACAATCTTTCGCATTGTATGATGTCATTTTTATTTCCCCCTTAAATAACGAGTTCGCCGTTTATATGAGCTGTATGAATAGCACCGGCAAGTGTGAAATCAAAGTTGCCGCCTGAGTAAATACGATTCTTTCTATCAGCTTCACTCATTTCAGAACGGCTCTTGAAATTCACATTATAAAGAGCGGTTGCATCATCATCACCGGTTGCAATCATTCCATTGTTATAGGCTTCTTGCAGAACGTTCTTAGTAACGTTTTCAAGTGCAGCAATACCCTGATTTGTATATGGCAGTTTTTCTGAAGCGTTAAGCAGCTTCTGTGACTGATAGCCGATTTGCTTAATGATCCAGTCCTTGCTGTCAACAATGTCAATGTAGTCACCTTGAGTATTTTTACCCTCACTTGTAACAACATCTCCCGCCTTACGCAGCAATGTAATTGCTCCTGTTTCGTGGATTCCATTAAGCTGGTTCTCTGTAATTTCAAGCGGTGCCAATCCACTGATGATCAGATTCTTGTAAGTAAAACTGCCTGCATCACGTCCGGCAGATTCACCAACAATAGCTGCAACAGCATTTGGCGCAACAAGTTTACCATTGCTGTCTTTCAAGTCATAATAAAAAGCTACGGTTCTTTCTTTATCACTAAGCGTTGTAAGTTCGTTCATTTCTGAAACAGTAACAAAGTACATCTTGTCGTTTGTTGTTTCAATGTATTCGGATACATCTGCCGCTGTTTTTGTATCATCTTCACCGAAAACAACAATTAGCTGTCGCCAGTCATTATGGATAACTTCATTAACAGCTGTTTCAGCATCATTTGTGCTTGCATAAAAAGCAATACTTTTGGACTTGTTTTTCTGTCCCCAGATAAGCTTTGCAATATTGTATATTTCTGTTTCTGCTCCAAACAGCTTTTCAACCTCGCTAAGCTCCGTACATTCTGTATAAGGTACAGCTTTTGCACTCTTTGAAACAATTACAAGCGGAATGCCAAATCCAACCGCCCCAGTTGTTGACATTTCACTAATGTTTACAATAACATCTAATGCCATATGTATTACCTCCTAATTTTGATTTGTTTTAAAATAAAAAGACTATAGTATAACCTTTCACATATCACGATTTCGCTTGAAATTGCGATTCTGTGATAATAGCATGTTCAATAATTTCATCGTCTGCGTATTTGACTTCGTTCATAAATGCAAAAGTAACATCAAAACCATTTCGATATTCATAACCTACTGTCAATAAGTTATCCCTATTCGTTATGTTACCAACTTGCTGCACAACAATCTTCTTGTCAACAAGATTTATCGTTCCAACCTTATCAAGATAATCATACAGCTTAAAAGCAAGTTCTTTCGATTGCAGATCATTGTCCGACAAAACGGTAAAACTCCAAATTTGCTGAAATTCCTTTCGGTACACTATGATATTTTCACCATTTATGTTTTCTGTGAATTCACCATAAGTGCCGTTATTAGTTTTCATCAAAGTTGTTATGGTATATGCGATATATGGATATTTTGGAGGTTCAGCGTTTTGATTTGCCCTAATAACCTGCACTTTTAAAGCATCTTTAATCGATTTTACAATTGATATACTCAATTTGTCGTAATTGATCATAGCATACCCCCTCTTTACGCTGTTACATTTCTTCTTCAGTAGCGACAAACCCAAAATTCAAAGCGCTGATCGCCTGTTCGAGTTCGGCTTTGGTGGCATATGTTTGTGTAATATCGCTGCCGTTCTTATCGGATATAGCCTTTGTCGCTGCTCCGCCAGCTGACGATGAACCAGCGTACTTATGCGTATGGTTCTTATCAGACTTGTTATTAAGTCGGGCAGAAATGGCAGCCCAAAGATGTGAAAGACCGCTAACATCAAAATATTTGTTTGCCATACGCCCCTCCTGATTTCATGTTTTATGATGCGTTCACGATAGCATCGATTTCAGCATTCGTAATTGCTTCCATATCTGTGGTTTTCATATATCCTGTCAGGTCAACGGTCGTATCATCGAGCAAAACCACTTCTCCCTGAATGAGGGTGTAAATATCATAGTGATTAGTAGTTGTATTCATCACAAGATACATTACATTTGCAACAGCCGTAGCTGCTGTTGGAACAGATGAAACCACTTCAAAAGTAGTATGACTTGCATTTGCAACAGCCGCTGCAATAGCGGTATCTGTCTGTGTCTTTGTGTATGCATCGGTGATACCATATCCGGACAAAGTGGTAGACTTATTTGCTTTGCCGTTTACGGTTGTTGTTAATGTGTTAATATCTGCATCTGTTGCAAAGCCAACATCATCTGTTAAAGCACTAAGCTTTGTCGGAACAGTAACATTAACACCCTTTGAAGTAATCGGCAAAGCAGTACCATTAACTGATACACTTTCAATGATATTTGCTTCACCGCCGGCAGCAACCAAATCCTCTACAGTAGATGATATATCGTCCAGTTTTGTTTTATCAGTTGCTGACATAAGACCGTCTGCTGTAGTTGTAGCAGGGCTATAAGTTGTATCCGATGCAGGAATACCCAGCTTTGTAATATCTGCTTTTGCAACCGCAGTAGCTGCTGATACATGACCGCTTGCATCAACTGTTACTTTATACAAGCCACTGGATTTTGCAGTATGTGTAGGGTGGACATATTTATTCGCACCCTCTTCGATCCCTGAAAGCTTAGTCTTTTCAGCACTTGTATAATCATTTGTTGACAGACCTTTGCCGTCTTCCTTTGCAACGAACTTCCCTACGATTTTACTCCACAAATACAGAAGTCCGCTGCTGTCCATAAATTTTCTTGCCATAATCATTCTCCTTTACGAAAAATTGTTTATTAGTTCTTCAATTTCTTCATTCGTCAAATAAGCATCATCAATGGCTTTGTACACCGCTGACGCTTTTGCAGGTGCAGAATCACCTGCTGATATTTCACTTGCTGTTTTTACTGTTGCAGTTCCATCTAACATTGCTGATATGTTTTCGCCAATTTTTATGCCGCCTAATGTTGATTCAGTTGCAACAGGCAGTTCATATTTGTTTATTTCAGCACCATGTTCCATGCCTTTTGAATATACCTGCTTGACCATATTCCCGTACTCACTTGTGTTGGTATCATAAGGGACATCAATTCCACAAGATTCTATTGCTTGTTCTACTGCATCAAAATCAGCAATTGCCTGTTCTATGTCCTTTTTCAAGTCTGCCATAATATCACCTCATTTAACTGTTTCCGCATGAGTACCATTAAGACGTTTACTTAACTTATCATAAGGGTATTCAGAATCAGTGTCATCTGGTATAGACGGTGTATATGTTCCATCAAGACGTTGGTTCAGCTTGTCAGCATCTTCCGTCAAATCATATTCAGGGGAATCATCTTTGAATGCAGATACCCATTTTAAGGTATACGCCCAAACTCCCGTAAATTTACTGTTATCTGAGCTGCTCTCAATGCTGTATACATTTCCATCATATATTATTTTTGACGATTGCAAAGCTTCACTATCTATAGGCATCAACGTAAATAACCGCTTATCTTTTTCTGTCAACGTTCCTTCTGCTCTATAGATTTTATTTTCTTTTATGCTGATTATTGCACCCTCAATGGTTGTTTGGCTTTTGAAATCACCTATCCAATCACCCCTATCGTCAAAATAACCACCGGTAAGAGTAATTGACTTGAATTCACTTTTGTATTTGCTCACCAACCGTGAAAAGTTGAAATATTGCATTACTCTACTCCTTCTCCCAAGTTATACTCTCAACTAAACCCTCAGTGTCAATCAGAGGATTGTTGTTTCCTTTCTGATCTACAGTATAAGGGTGATTGCCGGGACTTGATAAATCACGCATATATGTTTTGATAGCCGTTGCAAACTGTTCTCCGCATAGATCAAGCATCTTGTCAACAGACATTTTACCGGCTATAACTTGTGATATTGCTCTTTCGGTTTGCTTCATAACTCTATCTGCGTTCTCATCATGACCGTTTCGCAAAAATGAGCGTTCTGGTATTCTGATATACTTCGTGCTGTCTTTAAGATGCAATCCCTGTGCGTGAAGAAATCTACGCATTTTAGGTGTTACAGGAATATTACAGCCATATTCATGTATTCCTGCCAGCCAAGCGTTAGAACCTTTCAACGCACCAATTGTAACTTTTCTGCCGCCAAGGGTTTCCAAAGCATTACTAACTTCCGGCAGCTTGTTGACAGTCGTTTTGTATTTAATGCCCATATAATCACCCCTAAAAAGAACGTCATCTTGTTATTTCCATCGCTTTGCAGCAGCAACGAAACGAACACGGCTTTTTAGATATGGATACAATAATTCTTCAGCAAACTGCCATATCATAGCTGTTTTATCACCTGTATCAAATGATTGAGACATGTCCTCAATGCTTTCAGAAGCAACACCCACACTCAGCATATTCACATCAAAGAACTTAACTATAAAAAGCCTTACACATGACGGCAAGGCTTTTAAGTCTTCTTCATTTTCAATGTCAAATTCAAGCGTAGTGTTTGTCTTAATCCATTCAATAGCACTTTCGACAATTAAACAATTTCGATCATCAATCGGAGCTATTCCCAGCTTTAGACTTTCGACCAGTTCGCTTTTTATCATTGGCTGTCACCGCCTTTTCTTCGGCTTTAGCAGATGTTGTAGGTATTTCAACATCCATATTTTCACGCTCTGCCGATTTTTTTTGCATTCTTGATCGTCTGCGCATATTCCAGAATGTACATGACAACGTATAGTCCTCCCTTCAACTGCTGTTTTATTAACCAATCTTATGACGTAAACAAGCAATCGGTACTTTCTTATGGTCAATTGCAAGTGTCCAGTTATCAGGAGCTGCAAGCATTGCATTGTTAGGGTAGTATAAGCCGTCTGGATATTTTGCATTGGTGTTCCAAGAGAAACCACGAGGGTGAATAATCTGACACCAACGATTGATAAGATAATTTTTAGCACCAATCTTGTCACGGTCTGTTTCAGTGCCTACAAATCCTTGCGGTGTGCCGTCCTGTCTGATAAATGCACCGTTGCCCAAGAAATAGGTATCATAAACCGGTGTTCCTGCCGAGGTCATTTCGTAATAATTAGCGATGTCAAGGGCAGCAGGATTTTCAACCGCTGTATAAACATCATTGCTAACTGTGTAATAGGTCTTTCCTTCTGTAATAGCTGTGTCTGTAGTCTTTGTGTATGTTGCGCCAACCATATTTACAGGCATACTGTCATCAACTATAATTCTATAACCAAGATAAGTCTGAATCTCAACTGTATCGCCGGCCGGATTGAATACGGGCGTTCTTGCAATCATATCATGCTTTTGCAAGTGTGTATATGTTGCTGAATGCATAAATGTCATTCCGAGTGCACCGTAATGGTCCCCTAAAAGCTGCTTTGTATCAAGAGTTGCACCCTGTGAAATGTTTGCTGCTGTACCTGTTCCACTTGAAATATCGTTTACATGGCATTTAAGTGCACCGTCTGACGGGTCAAGAATGCCTTTTAGAATTGACAGGTAAATTTTCTGTTCACGAGTGTTTCTCCAATCAGCGATAAGCTGTGCAATAGCTCCCATCGGGTCCGCACCGCCAAGAACATGTGCAAGATCTGTACTGCCCCAAGCTCTCTGACGCATAAGCAATGTTGCATGTGCGTTCTTTGTTTTAATTCCGCCAATTGATACATCGGCTTCACCAAATACATCTTCTTCGCCGTCAAGTGGATTCCACATAGGAATTTCGATAAATCTACCGCCTTCAGGTGCGCTGTTAATAAGTGCTGCTACTGTTGCATCAGGTGTTGCAATGCCCGAATTGATGAATGTGTTAAGCTCCGTTGTACGGTCAATAACGTACTGTGAGAACTTTTCAGGTACAATCTGCATATTTGCAATAGTTGTAACTGGCATAAATAAAACCTCCTGTTTTTATAAAATGTTTAAGTCCTTACTTCATCCCTGCTGCTGCTTTGAGCTGTGCTGCAAGTTCAGGATTTGTACTTTCAAGTTCCATTTGCTTTGTAAGGTTGAACTGTTCTTTGGTATAGGGATTTATACCGTTATTGAGATTGCTGCCCTTCTTAGGCATATAGCCGTTTTCTTTAAAGCGTTTGTCAACTTCTGCTTTTACAGCCTTGTCAAACAATTCTTTAAATGCCTTTACCTTTGATTTGATTTTTGTTTCGTCCTCATCCATCACAAAATCAACGAGTGATAAAGATGTATCACTGCCGTCATCAAGTCCGGCTTCTTTAATTACCTTGACTGCAAAAAGCCTATTTTCTTTGTCAGCAATAGCCTTTTCACGCTCTGCAATGGCTTTTTCCTTTTCCTCAATCTCAATATTTTTAAGCTCCTCGTCTGTAAGCTTTTCCTGCTGCAAATTTTTTAGCTTCTTTTCAAGCTCAACGTTTTTCTTGCGTTCTGCCGCCATTTGTTTATCAACTCTCGACTGAATTATCTTGTCCAGCTTATCATAGTCGATAGGCTCCCCGGCATTGTCGGATGTCGGTTCGTTTTCGGGTTCTTCGGATGATTCGGGTGCTTTGATTCCTTTTGACAGTTCGTCAAATTCCTCCTGCGTGATTGCCCCGCTTTCAAGCAAAGATTTTAGTTTTTCAAATGTCATTTTTGTTTTTCCTCCTGTCCATATAGAACAAATAAAATTAGATCCTCCATATAGAAGAACCTGTGTATAAAAAAAGAGCGTACCTTGATTTGATACACTCTTGTTTTATTTAATTTTATGTTGTGCTTGTCTTACTTTAAGTTTTTTTGCAATGCCCCAAATCCTAAGAGTAATATACATATAGTATTTATCATAAATCTTCCCTTCTAATTTTGGGTATAAGAAAAGCACCCTGTGAAAGGTGCTTTTAGTTGTATTTAATTAATGACAGAATGGGCAATTTTTTAATTCTTCTTGCCGTTGAATTGCTATTTCTTTTAATCTTTTGAAGATTTTTTCTTTTTCTTCGCTGCTTTCTGTTTTATCAAGTTTTTCATATAATTTTATTTGTTCATCTGTTGGCTGTAACATCATCAACTATCCCTCCAATAAATATAAAATTTCTTCTGCTATTTCGTTATTTGATTTAACTGAAAAGCACTCGGCAACTATTTCTGTGTAGTTTCCAGATAGCCAACCGTCATTGGCATATCTGCTTAAATTTTCTATAACAAAGCTCTTATCATTTTTACTCTCAATATAGTCATAAATTTTTCTATCAATTCTCTTCTTTACATCATTATAACTCATATTTTCTGAAATTGCAAGCTTTTTTATAGAATCTTCATAATATTTATGCCCAAGTTCATGAAGAATCGGAGCATATTCAGTTGTGTTTGCAAATCGACCCCTTGAAGAATTTACAAATGCAAGCACTTTTTCCTTGGTGTCATATCTGCTGTTTATGTACATTATACCCGTATTCTTATCATATCCGCCTATAGCATAAGCATTCAGCTTATGTTTGTTGAAATCAACAACCGCAATAGATGGCATTTCAAAGTCTTTCGGCAAAGATTTCTGTACAGCAATAAGATTCTTTTCGGTCAAACGTACGGCTTTGTTTTTTCTGTCGGCATCAATATCAGTAAACATTTTGAATTTACTGTTGCTTACTGTTTTAGTCCTGATTGATAAATTACCTGTTGTTAAAACTTTCTCATCTGAAAATGTCGGATTGAACTTTGACATATAGTCAATATCATCACTGCCAGAAGTCAACCCGACAGCAGCACTTTTTCCGGTTGCCTTAGCAAATTCCTCTGCTGTCATTAGATTATATTCAAGAAAACATCTGCAATTACAATCATGAGCAGCCATACCGCTTTTTGACGGTGCTTTTGCTTTTACTCCATTGCCTAAATCAAATAATTCTCCCGCTTTAACGGTTACGCCCTCCATTTTCATGTGATTTGCACCGCTTTTGCTAAAACTTGTTTTCCAGCCTTTTTTTGTTTTGCGTCTTATTTGAGGTCTAACACGTTCGTCTTTCATTGTTCGCCATGTTGCAGCATATATTAAGTCACTGCCATCTAAGCCCTTCTGCAAGCGTTCTGCGCAGTCCATAAACCCACTTTCAACATTTCTATGCGTTTCAGTTCGGACTATGTTCATCGCTTTACTTCGACTTACACCCACTCTTTCAGAAATACGCTTTGCCATTCGTTCATATCTATCGCCCTGCATAAGCCCTATATTTAACTCTTGCTGTATCTGATAGATAATTTCGTTTCTGTGAATTTCCATAACAGCAGGTAATGTCAGTTTGCTTATATTGTTATTTAACGCCTGTTTAAGAACATTTGGATTGACAGCTATGTCTTTTGATACATATTCAAATTCCGTTTCAGAATAAGCTTTCTCGAAAGCTTTAAGCATACCCTCATAACTTTTAGTGTACGTTTCTTCCACAAGCGACATTATTTGATTTTTCAGAGGTACAGAAATACTGTCAACGTTTTCAACTATCTCTTGTAAAAACCTTGCTCTGCGATTTTTTGCATCGAGATATGATATATATAGTCTGCCTTCTTCATCAGCGTATGTAACATACACATTTGCAATAAATGCATTAAGGTCTTTTTCCAAAGAATGATATATCGCTTCTATCTTTCTAATTGTTAGTTTTTCCCTATGTTCCACTATTCTGCGTATATCATATAGCAGTTCATTCAAAGATGTTTCTGACTTTGGCAATATGTATCACCTCAACTTTTAGCTGCTATTCTTTTTTCTGGTTCAAGCCATAATCCTCATTTGAATCAAAACCACCCGTTTTTGCCATTTTTTGTGCAGCTTCAAACATCGACATAGCACTTTCTTTTTCACGTTCAATCATTTCCATAATATAATCAACATCGTCAACATCTGACATTCGACTGTATACCCACTCTTTTGGCAATCCTGCTGCAATACGTGCTTGCGCTGTTTGTGCTTCGGTCAATTCATCAAGTGGGAAATTTCTTGAAAATTCCATGATTACCTGAAGCGGGTCAACTTTTATTTCCCTTTTCTCCCAACTGCTTGCAAGCAATTTCCACATATATTGTGCAGCGCTCATTACTTGAGCCTGATACATACCGCACTTTGTTTCAAGACCATGTAACTTAAATCTAAGACTTACACCGCTTGCTGTTCCGAACGTATCGTCATTTAAGTTAGGTGTCTTTGAAAATCTATAAATGTTGTCTTCTAATCGCTGTAAATGATGCTCGGTAAAAGCATCATTGATATTTTTAGTTAAGAAGTACGCTTTGCCTTGCTGTGTTCCGCTTGCAGGAAATACAAATGATCCGCTTTTCTGTCCTTTTTGAATTGTGTCATCGTCAATTCGTAAGCCCTCAAAAATCAAATAAGAGTGCACAAAAGACTCTATCTCATTTGAGTTATCAGAAATCACTTTGTCGTAATCATCTATATCAGCAAGTACCTTTTCAGCATCACCCAAACACTCTTTGTTGTTTGGGATTCCTTGCAGCGGACAATAATCAAATAAATGAGGTCTAACCTCTACTTCTTTTAGGTCAAAAAATGAATCACCTTTATACGTATAGATATTTACATTATCGTAAAACTCTACTGTGTACGTTGTTACGTTGTCAGCATCTTGTGCACTGTAATATCTAATGGCAAATTCAGGTTCTGAAATATTTGTGTTTGATAGAATAATAGTTTCATAGCCGTGTACCGGCATTACTCTTTCGTTGCCGTCTATGTCAATATAAAATAACCTGCCACAATAGCCATAAATACTTGATAGCTTTGTCGTTTCCATATCAACACCGTACATATTATTTCGTGTAATAAAGTCCGTTATCGCTTTTGTCGCAATATCTATACTTTTTTCGCCACCTGTTGCTTCTTCGGCTTCGGCGTTTTTGCTATAGCCATAACTAATAGGTGTTCCTGCAAAATATCCGGTTTTAAAATCAATAATTTCACTAAAAAAGTCGTTGTTTATCTTGTTATTCACTGGATTTTCTTCTTCAAACCTCGGCTGACGGTCAAATATTGGAACACCGCCATTTATAGCCATGTATCGCTTGTATAATTGCTTGTTATAATCAGAATTTGCAATGTGTTTTTGAATGATTTTATATAATAGATTCTGATTTATGCCGTTTTTACGTATTTCTTCAAGTTCTGATGAAAACTCGGGCAACAGCTGAAACTCATTTCTTGGCATTCCTTTTCGTTCGTCCTTTCTTTTTCTTTGGTGTGTAATTTGGAAATTTTCTATCAAAAAAGATAAGCCCGTTAGGCAGCTTAGTGATACCGCACCGTTTACATACTAAAACATCGTTTATTTTTAACCAACAATTATGTGGGCACACTATATATGTCATCCCCCTATCTTTTATATTCTCTTTCCGACTTTAACCTCTGCTGCTAAAATCTCATCGCATAAGGCATAACGTAATGCATCTAACAAATGATTGTTAGTGTCAACCGGTATATCCATTACATTGCCCTTGCTATCCTCTTTCCAGTGATACTGCTCTATCTCATTTTTGAAGTTTTGACAGCTCACATCAACAATAATTTCATAGCCTTGCAGCCAACGTATGCCACGGTTTATACTGTCTGCTCCCTTTACTGTTGCCACAGCTCTTACATCATTCGCACATAAAAAATCGATTGTTTTTGGCTCTGCACTGTCACAAGTGATATATTGCCGCCCTATCATCTGCTTACATACTCTTAAAAGCTCCGCATCTGACATTCCTGCTTGATACCATTCATCAAATACATATATCTTTTTTTGTGCTTTGTCTAAATGAATTCTAATCAACGCATTAGGGTCGTTGCTATAACCAAAATCAAGCCCGTTATATATCTTGTCAAACTGTTGCTTTTTTCTGCTTAAATCCTCGACATGCCAATTTTTAAATATGACATTACCTAAAATGCCCCAGTTTCCCAATGAATACACGTTATAGAAATACGGATCGCTTTCATCTTCGAGCAGCTTTCTGTCATCAGCAGTTAAAAATACATTATCTTTGTATGTCGTTTTCAGAATTGTTTTGTCTGAATCTTCATATGCACGTTTATCGTCCTGCCATTGCCCAAAGAATTCTTTATATATCCAATGCGATTTCAAGATAGGATTGAACGCCATTAAAATATGCTTACTATTCTTGCTGATACCACGCAGTCGCTTTTTCAGCTGCATATATGCATCACGTTTTATTTCCGTTGCTTCCTCGATAAATATGCGCTCCAGAACTCCATTTTGCGGTGTTATTGATTTTACCTTTTCAACGTCATCTAAACCACAAAATAAGATCTGCTTTCCATTCAATTTGCAAGTAATAATCATATCCGACTTGTTTATTGCAAAGTATTCATTTAAGCCCATGCTTGATATGGACTTTGTTATCTCATTGAACACGCTTCTTTTTATTGTGTTTGCTACGTTTCGGCAACATAACCAATTAACGCCATTCAATGTATCTATTACTATTTTGTCGGATATAAAAAAAGATTTTCCGCTTGATGAACCGCCAAAAAATATTTGCAAAAATTGAGGCTTATTAAAATACGGAATATATACAGGGTTTTCTTTTACTTGAATATCCATAGGTGAATCACCTTTTTTAGTAATTTTATTCTTGTTCCACATCGTCGGTAGTGGCTGTTGAAATCACTACATTGATATTTGGATTTTCAGCTGTTTTGTTTTGACTTTGTAAAGCTTTTTTCTTTAACGCCAATTCCTCACGCTGAACGGTTTCTCCAATGAGATCTTGGAGTTTGTTTACTGCCTTGACATTACCGTCTAAAGCTTCTTGATACATTGCAAGTATGATTTCCATAGTAGCATTTGGATTTTCACCAAAAAATATCTTAGCAGCTTGCTTGAGGCTTTTTGTTTGCCTTCTGGATACACCAGATGCCTTACCGCCTTTTTTTGCAATTTCTCGGAGTTCGCTCGGGGTTCGTTCTGAATTTGGTATCAAGTTTTCTTCATTTGCCAATGTCCTCCCTCCGTTTTTTTAGTATAGAAAAAACCGGCAGGAATTACCCGCCGGTTTATAGTTTTTGATAATATTATTATAGCACGACTTGACATTTCAATTCAATTCAATCTTTCAATAAAAGAAGTGCTTTATTATGCCAATTGTGAAATGTCCCAATTGAAATATGCATGATCTCTGCTATTTCTTCCCATCGCATTCCGTCAATATACCTATACCGCATAAGCAATCTCAGCTCAGATGGAAGAGAAGAAATAGCTCTTTCGACGGCAATCTGAGTTTTCATCAGTTCAGACTTCTTTTCTTCATACATCTGTGAAAGCTCTTCAAGCTGCTCTATGTACTTTTGCAGAGATGATATTGGTTCACCCCTGCCTTTAGGTGCATCAGAGTAGCAGATGCCTTTTGGACTTCGTGCATCAGCTCTAAGAGCCTCTATTCTCTTTTCAAGGTCTTTTAATTCTGCTTTTATGCCT